TAAAGTGTCAAGGTGAATGCGTTGAAGAAGTGGCTTGAGGAGAACGGATTTAAAGAGGGAATGAACTACGTTCCCTCTCGTCGGGTGATTGATTATGAGGAACCCGAAGAGGTGATAACAGCGGAGGAAGTTGAGCAAGCCTGTAAAGAGATAGGAATGAAGCGAATTCCCCGTCCCTATCAGTGCGAGGGGGTTGCCTATATGATTAATCACGGGAACTGTATCAATGGAGATGACTGTGGGTTGGGTAAGACAGCCCAGACGATTATTATCATTGAACTACTCGGAGCGTTTCCGGCTCTGATAGTTACCCCAGCGTCCGTGAAGTACAACTGGAAGAAGGAATGGGCGAAGTGGATGCCTGACCGAAAAGTAGGTGTAATCGAAAGGAAGCGAAAGTTCGACCCTGCCGTATGGGACAGCGATGTTGTGATTATCAATTACGATGTGCTCGGGGAACGTAACATGGAGAAGCCGACAGCGAAGTTCAAGGAACTACTCAAGAAGTATTGGGGAGCCTGTGCCTTGGATGAGATACACTTCTTGAAGTCGGAAAAGGCTCTTCGAACAAAGATGGCGAAGAAGATAACCAAGCGAATAGAACACGTATGGGGATTGACAGGTACGTTGACTCAGAATAAGCCAGCCGACCTGATACAGCCGTTCAAGATAATTAGACGGTTCGATGATATCTTCGGTGATACGTTGGAGTTCAAGTTTCGATACTGTAATGGGAAACAAACCGCATACGGGTTCGACGACAGTGGGTTCAGTAACCTTGAGGAACTTCATGAACTGTTACGAATGGGTGGTTACATACGACGGAATAAGAGGGACGTTCTTGAGGAACTCCCACCGTTGGTAGAGCAAACGGTTGACGTTCCTATTGGGAACCTAAAAGAGTAAAGGCGAGCCGAGTCAGACCTGTTAGCGTATCTTGAGAAGATAGACATTGAGAAGGCAAACAATGCCGTGAACGCTCCACACCTTGTAATGATTAACACGCTGAAATCCCTGTCGGTGAAAGGGAAGTTGCCGTTCATGCAATCGTATATCAAGGATTGGTTAGAGGCGAATGAAGACGAACAGTTAGTGGTCTTTGGCGTACACCGTGAACCGCTTCAGGAACTGGCAAAATACTTTAAGGCTCCGATAATACAGGGTGGGGTCTCGGCTGATAAGAAGCAACAAATCGTGAACGAGTTTTCACAGAGGAAACATCGGTTACTCTTTGCGAACATTCAGTCGGCTGGTACAGGTACGGACGGTCTTCAGGACAACTGCTCGAATCTCTTCTACATTGAACTGCCTGACAAGTCAACCGACCTGGAACAAACGAACAGTCGTCTTGAGCGAATGGGGCAAAAGAATAGTATAAATATCACCTACCTATTATCACCCGACACGATAGACGTCGAAATGAGGGAAACCGTTAAGGATAAGAGCCTTATAACAGGGGTGGTGAACAGGGGACAAAGCGAGAACGAACTGTTGGCAAGGAAATTCTTACAGAAACATCTGAAATGACGGAAACTCGAGCCATCGGGAGCCGTTATGTAATTATCAAATAATTTAGTGATAACAATGGACAAAATTCAATTCAAAGCAAAGTTCTTTGGTACGAAAGAACGCAAAGGACAAATTAAGCAACAGTCGGAATTCGTTATGGCTGTCAGTGCGGACAAGGTTGAGGACGCTCTTCGGTTACAGGGGTGGCAAACCATACACGGCTTAAAGATAAGAAAGGTTGAGTGATATGGTTCCAAAAGAGAGGATTAATATAACAATATTCACCGACGGAAGTTGTAACGCAAAGAGCGACCGAAAATTAGGTGGGTTCGGGGTGTACATTCCTTATGGAAATCAGGAGATACACCTGAGAAGAGGCTTTTGGAACACGACGACCTCCCGTATGGAGATGAAAGCGTTGCTGGCAGCGATACAGATGATAGACCCAGACGTCTATACAAAGGTTCATGTCGTAGCCGACAGCGAGTTCGTGGTAAATGCCTTCAAGAAGTCCCTACTTTCACAATGGCGAGCCAACGGGTGGTGGGGAGTTAAGAATCCTGAACTTTGGAAAGAAATCCTGAAAGAAATTGAAAGCCGTCGAAAGATGGTGTTCGGTATATCACACATCAACGGACACGGGAAAGACCTGTCCGACCCGTTGGTTTACGGTAATGCCTGTGCGGACGCTTTGGCGAATTATAAGACGCAAGACAGTTACGTTCAGGATAGACCGCTTGAGGGGTTCAGTTGGTTCCACCATGATGGTTCTGACTGTGTGTTTCCGGAAAAGACTGAAAAATTTGAGGAGTTGAACCAAGTGGGTGGAGACGTGAACATTATAGGCGATTGCTTCTACGCAAATGAAGAGGAGT